TACCGAGCCATTAATAGTTACATTTTCTGTGATTGTTACTGTTAAATCTGCCATGATTATTTTTTATCTATTTGTTTTAATTTATTTATTGCCCATTCTATTCCTGATGTACCACCCCAAGCGTCCCACATTAGACCTCCGCAACCTTCTGAGTAAGGTACATCTTTATTTTGTTGGTGTCGCTTAAAAGAAGCCATTCGTGCTATTGTATCTCTACTTATGTTTTCCCTTCTTGCTAATTGTCCTGCTCTTGTCCAACCTACTCTTGTGCCACAATCTGTACCATTTTCTTCTTTCCATTTAATTGCCCTCTTAGCGTTGTTTGTTGCTGACTGAGGGTAATCGTTATAACTTTCGAGTTCTATGCTTATATCGTCTAATTTGTCTACTAAATCGTTATATTTCATAAGTTATTTTTGGTGGTATTAATTGTATTGTTAATTTTCCTATTTTTATTTTAAGCATATATCTGTTGCCGTTGGTATTTCGCAAGTATCGTAAGTCCATTCAATAACAATAGGCAAGTTCAAAGTCCAACCTGCTAATGTATTATCAAAGCGTTCTGTAAAAGGTTCTATTGTAAAGTCATCTGCCGTAAAATATCTTGCTTCTTGTCCTGCGTCTGCACTTGACAAGTACAATGTGCTACCACTTCTAAAAGTTGCTATAATATCTAAAAGAATAGAAAGTGTGTCTGATAATACTTCTTGTTCGTTTTCGCTTTCGTCAGGTTCTACAATATCTGCTACAACTAATTGAAAGTTGTGTTGTAGTTGTCCTTTACTTGCATTTACATTTATTGTATTAATATGTAATAAAGGAAATAAAGTGTTTTTGTTTAGGTCTATATCAAATATATCACCTGTTGTTACTGCTTGTATTTGAAAATGCTTTTCGCCTACGCACTTTATTGTATCTATTACATTGTTGTAAGTTTTGTACCTTATACTATCTATTGCCATTTAATTTTACTTTTTGTGTTTCGTTCAAATCTAATTCGTAAGACAACCAAGTTAATGCTTCTAATAAAGGTCTTTCAGTTATGAACTCTAATTTTGAAAAGTCGCCACCTGTTAATCTATACATTACTCCGAACCAACCCCACTTTTCGCCAAATTCATTTCCGCTTGTATCTTGTTCATCTTCTCCATTAAAAATAGCGGCAAAGTTGTCAATAGTTCGTTCCCTAAACTCCAAAAAAAAACCAAACTTTGTTGTACTTGTTCTGCGTTCATTTTCTTTCTAAACTTTTCTGCTCGTTCCCTTCCGTCCTTATACGCTTGAACTGAATACATCTTACCTTCCTTACTTGTTATAGGTCTAAACAGAACTGCCATTATCTTGTGCATATTCTTGTCTATTCCGTCCTTAATGTAATGTTCTATGTCCGCCCATTCGCCTAAGGTTATTTCATCTAAGTCAGGCAGAAATCCGTATTCTATGCCGTCTATTTCAAAGACCTTTTTTAACTTACCTTCTATTTGTAGGTTTGATAATTTTTCAAATATCGCTGCTACATCTGACAAAGACATTTCTTCTACTAACTTAATAGGCAAAGTTGATAGTGCCTTAATTGTTTCTTTTGCTTCTTGTGTCTTTGACTTCTTTTTACCTAATACTAATTGTTGCCATTTCTCTAATGTTACATCTTTCCAACTATCAACAATTTTATAGGTTTTTAACTTTCCTTCCTTCTTAACTTTGACTTTCATATTTTATAATAGAAAATTTGTATATTTAGTTTAGAATTATATATTTGCACTTTCTTACTTGTTTTAGTTATGAAATTAGTCGTATCGCTTGGTACGGCTTTTTTCTTTTATTGTACAAAATACCTTCCGTAGTTGCTATCTATTTCGTAGTACATTCGCATAGCCAAACTATCTGCAAAGTCAGGCGACCTACCTATTAAGTTTTTAATAACATCTTTTTGTATTATTTGCAACTTTGTATCTCTATCTGCGTTTTTACTTCTAACTTGTTCAAGTTCTTCTATAATGTATTGTTTAATCATTATATCGTTAGTAGTTATTGCTATTTCGTTTTTGTTTATCTTTTCAGCAAGTTTGTAATAGCATTGTGTTTTAAGGTTCTGATAGTTTTCGTTTTTAAGTGGTCTGCTATTATTTACAAAACCTCTACAACTCGGCAACATATCTACTACACCACCACCAACTCCGTCTTCGTCTATAATTATGTTTGCCCTTTTTACTTCGTTCTTAAATTGTAAATCTTGTATTGCCTTTGCTACTTCTGTTATGCTTGACTTAGCATAAGATTGTATCTGTTCTACTTGTAATCCATTCCATAACATTATTACTGTCTTGTCTTGTCCGAACCTCGCAACATCACAAGTTATATACCTTTCGCCTAATTGTGCTTGATTGCTAAACAAATCAACTATCTTGTCGTACAGAATAAGGTTATCGTCTGCTGCGTCATATTCCCAATTTCCAAATAATAACCTTTCTTTGCTTAACCTATCTAACTTGCCTAATTGTTCTTTGTAGTGTTTAGATATGTTTCTATTGTCATCTACTAACGCTTGTATAAACTTTCTGTGTTTAGGTAGTTCGTTATTTCTTGCAGGTCTGTAAAATTCTGTGTAACACCAATTCTTTGAAGGGTTGCAAGTCAATAGTAATTTAGGAAAAAGATTATATTCGTCTAACTTGTATCTTATTCTACTACTAACTATTTGTTTTGCTTTCTCGGTAATTTGGTTACATTCGTCAATACCTGCGATAGATAATTCCAAAGAACCCAAACTATCAAAATTCCTGTCAGAAGGATAGTTAAAAAGGTCTTTAAGAATAACCTCAGAACCATTGTAAAAAGAAATGATATTTGTTTGTGCATTGTAAGTATAGTGTTTAGGTGTTGTTAAGTTCCATTGTCCGCAAACTTCAAAGAAAGTATTAAGTGTTGTCTTTTTTAAGTTGTCTAATTTACTTCTGCCTAATAACGCCCTAATACCTTTGTATGTTATGCAGTTAGATATTATTGCTGCACATAACCACCAACTCTTACCACCACCAGCACCACCACCAAAAAGTATCTCGTTAGTTTCTTCGTCTTTTAGGTATTCAAACGCAAGTGCTTGTTTATCCGTTAGTATCGGTTTTACTTTCAATGTTAAATTCTATTGTTATAGGTTCGTCATTACTTGTAATATCTAAACTATCACCATAACCTCTTTTCTTTCCTCTTGTCTTTAAGTAGAAGATAGTAGCAGGAGTTGAACCTTTTTCTATTTGTTCTTTTAGATGTGTTTCTGCAAAGTCAATAAATATTCCGTCTATTTCTTGTACTGCTTTACGATATTCTTCGTCTTCTTTGTACCACTTGTAATGTTGTGTTCTGCTAAGTCCTGCTTTCTCACATGCTTCGGTTACAATACCTAATGATTTTTCTAATGCTTTTAACAATAGTGTTTTATTGTCTTGTGTTCGTTCTGTTCGTTTGTCCATATTCTATAATAGAAAAAGTTAGTATTCGTTTGGTGCTTTAAGATGTACATCAAAATCAATAGACGCCCATGCCCTTATTTCTTCACAGTATTGATTAAACTCTTGTTTGTCTAATTCTTTTGTGGTGTTTAGTAGAAACATATTTTTAAGTTGTTCGTGCATTTCCCATTTATGATAACCTGTAAAGTCGCATAACGGCTTGACGATACACTTCCAATAATACTTATTCTGTCTTTCGCTTCTTATCAAAATAATCTTTTTTGTGCTTGATGTTGTTCTAATCTTTTCTTTGCTGCATCAAAATACTCTTTGTCTAATTCGTACCCCTCTAAATCAAATCCTAAATTATGACAAGCAATTGCTATTGAGCCACTTCCAAGATGTGTATCAAGTATTTTATCCCCCTCTTTTGCATAGTTCATTAAAAGCCATTCATAAAGTTTAACAGGTTTTTGTGTTGGATGTATTCTAACTTCTTTGTTTTTCATATCCCCCTGTAACATTCCCGCCCACCTAAAAACATACTTTCTCACTGCGCTCTTGTAACTTGTGTAAGCCATTTCACAATCTGCAAAATCAGAGTTTCCGTTTTGTTTATCCCAAATAACCCAACTGCTACTGTTAGCGTTTGGCACATTTTCTATAAAATGATTAGCGCCCCATATTATAACATTTTTATTAACTCTTTTTAATTCTATAAAGTATTCTTTTTGAGGTACTGAACTATCCCATTGTTTTGGAGTATACAGTGTTGCTTTTGTTAATTTACCTCTTGTATGATTTTTAGCACCATCTTCTCCTATTCCATAAGGCGGGTCTACTATTGCTAAATCAAATTCATTGTCTTGCATTTTTTTTAATGCAGTCATACAATCTATGTTATATAGATTAATCATTTTATCCTTCTTTTAGGCGGTTTGTCGTCAGGGTTGTGTTTATCGTAGCCGTCTTTCTTTAAGCGTCTTTCTCTTTGATTTGCTTTATGTTTTATTATCCTATCTTCTTGTGTATATTCGTTTCTTATTATTGTTGGCATACCTTTGTTTTCTGTAAGACAAACCATTTCCTGTTCGCAACAATAAGCGTCTTTGTTTCTTAACTTATTGTTTCTAAAAACAAATGTGTATTTATTTAGTTCTATTTCGTTTCCACATATATCACACTTGTACCTCATCTTCTAATTTTTTTAATAAGTTTTCAGGTGTGTAGATTTTATCTGTTCCTAAATAGTTTTGATATATACAAGTAAAGTTATTATCTTTCCAAGTCCATAACGATTTAACACCATTTTTAATATGATTTCTTAAAAGCCATTTAATAGTTGTGTATTTCATTTGTTTTTATTATATATTGCAGTAATTCCTTTCCATACTGAATTAAGGCAACTTCTGCAATTAGTTGTTACTTTGTAATTCGTTCCGTAGATTGTATTATATAGTTCAATCAACTTTGCTTTTGTTTCGTGATCTTTCGCTTGTCCTTTTTCTAAGTCAGGCATAATTTCTAATACTTCTTTTACTAAGTGTGTTGGTACTTCTTTTGGCTGCTCTATTTCTTTTGTGCTTTCCCATTTACCTATCGGACATTCTGTAAAACTTAAAGTTGTCTTAACTCGCATAAAGCAACCACACTTTTTACAAGTTCCTGTTGGCTTGAAATAGTCATCACATTGTCTGCATATATTAAGCCGTTCCTTTCGTATTTCATTACTCGTAAAATATTTCATCATTTAATATTTCTTTGAGTTTTGTTCTTACCTTCTTTATTGTGCTGAATAAAGAGTTTCTACTGATCCCAGTTTTTTTTGCTAAACTATCAAGCGTATGTCCTTCGTTGTAATATACTTCAAACACTTTCTTGTCGTACCAATACATATTTTTTAATTCTCGTTCAATCTTTTCTATTGCTTTTTTCTTATATATGCTTTCGTCAATAACATCAGGTATTTGTGATATGTCTTTTTTACCAAACCAATTTGCTTTTACTTGTGTTTTTCTTGATGTTTTTTTATTGTAACTTTCATCAATCTTTGTATAGTATTTCCTGTACTTGTAATAATATGTACTTCTGCTACTTGTGATTGCTCGGTGTATAGCAACTGCACCATACTTAACCAACCCTTCTAATCCGTCTTTGTCGTATATGTCGGTAAGAGTTTGTTTGTTCATCTGCATAAAATACAACATCTGTTCCTGCACCACTTCGTCTATTACATTCTTGTCGTCAGTATAGCGTTCTGCTACTGCAACAAATCTACTTCTGTTGTCTGCAATTAGTTTATATATTTTATCAATCTTTTTCAATCTTTAATTGTTCTAAGTCCTCAATTATCTTGTAACTTAATTCAGTTAGTAAAGTTTTATATGCCCTACAAGCAGCACGATTTTTAGTTGTTTCTACACCTGCTAGAAAACCACTAAAACAACTTGTCAAGTTTGTAGGTATTATTGACATAAAATCAGAATAAGCACCTAACTTTTTATCTCCGTATTCGTTATGATACTTAATAATTATATCTACAACATCTAAAAAATTGTTGTATTTGCTTTGTGTTGCTACTTCTTTCATACTTTCGCAAACTGTCAAAATATAAGTATCTAAAATGTTTTCGTGTTCTCTATTGATACCTATTGCTTTTATCATTCGCCAAATTTAATGATAATTTTATTCTATTCCTTTTTCTTTTTTCAACTTATTAACAAGTTCTTTGTAATAACTAATTTTTTCTTCGTAATCACTACGGCTAACTTTTGTAATTTGTCTTGCAAGAAATTCTAATTCTTGTGCAGTACCTTCGCCAAACTTATTGTCTAATCTAATACCGAACTTAAATTGTTCACCTGAGCCACTAAACATATTACATTTTACACATTGTACTTGGCAATTAGTTTCGTCCCATCTTGTTGCATGATGTCTTCTGCTTTGAAAATGTCCGCACTGCATTTTCTTATAGTGTGCAACTTTTCCACAAGTCCAACATTGACAAGCACCTTCTTTTGTTGCAAACCTTAATCTAATAAACAAACTGAAATATTTATCTAATTCTTTTTTAAGTTTAGATATTGGCTTTTTCATTTATTTTCTTTCTATAAACTTTTGTGTATGTACTATCTGCAATTTCCCAAGAATTTATTTTTTCTTTGCTTAACCAACAATACTTTGCTTTTGTTCTGCTTATTATTTGAATAAACATATAATGAGTTATTTTCTTATTAGGATTGTTTTGTGCAGAATAATTAACTCGTAAATATTCTGCTGATTTTTTTACTCCTTTTACATCTATTAAATACTTTTCGCCTACACCATATAATATAATATCTGCTTCAACTATTGGATTTTCTTCTACTAATGGTGCAACTTCTATTTCGTTATCTCCATTATCTAAGTGATGTCTTGCTATTAATTCGGCTAAAATACCAAGCATAGATATTTTATGTTCTTTTTCACCCCTGAATTTTTCTGTACCCTTTTTGTAAATATGTTTTGAGTGCATTGTTCTTAGTGTTGCTAACTCGTCTGCTAATTTTACAAAGCATTTAGGATATTTTAATTCTTTCCAAATCATTCAAAATCGTCATCTACAAATTTAGAACAAAATATTGCTTCTAATATACAGGCAACAATAACTAATAACCATACTATTGTTAATATCTTCATTTCAAAATAACTGTGTTTGTTTATTGTCTTTTTTATTTATTATTCCTAATGCAGTTTCAAATATTGTTTTTCCTACTTCATAATCTACTAAGTTTCTAATAATTTTTAACTTACTTTGTTTCCCTTCATAAGAGTTTAAGAACTTCCTATCAATACTATGAAATTTACATAATTTATTTACTTCTTCATTTTGTTGCCCGCACATAATACCTTTCCCTTCTTTTCTATCTACATTGTTAGGTAGGTTAAAGTTAGACCAATATAAGTGCCTTCCTCTTTTTTGTGCTAGTATTAGTGGCTGATAGTATGGAATAACATTTTCTACAACATATTTACCTTTACAATGTTCTTGTAAAAATATTATTTCTTGGTATAATTCCATAGCCGGATATTTCGGTATGTAAAAAGGTTGGTTTTTTTGTGTTACCCGTACTTTTGAATGTGTTGGGCAGGGTGGTGAAGTCCAAATAAAGTCATATTCTTTGTAGTGTTTCAATAAATATTGATGTGCGTCTTCTACAATTACATTGTCGTTAGGGAACCTTTCTTGGTATAATCTTGCTAATTCACTATCTAATTCTACTGCTGTTACTTCTATATCTTCTTTAACTTCATTCCATTTATATCTATTACCACCCAGACAAGCATATAAATTTAATATCTTCATTTCAATAAGTTTTTAGGATAATATTCTAATTCGTTAGGATTTTGATTAAGTGTTTCTACTTGATAGATTGCTTCATTAATTCGTTCTTTGTGCTGGAAGCACCATCTATAAAAAGTAGTAATGTTTAGATATTGTTGTTCTTTTGAGTATCTAACACCTAACCTAAAAGCCATTTGTACCTGCTCTAAGTTCATACGCTTTATTCTTTTGTCTATTTGTAAATCTTCAAAGAATATTTTAGCAAGTGCAGCCATTGTTTTGCCGTCTGTATTGTAACCTAACTCTATTGAAGTTTTAGCAATCAAATCGTATATATCTTCTACTTTCATAATAATTCTTTTCCTTTAATGTATTCGTTAATCTGACTATCTATTTTAGATTGTCCTTTATTCCATTTCTTTTGATTTCTTTGCCACCTTTTAAGTCGTAAAGATATGTCAAATGTTGGTTGTTTTTGCCACCTCATCTTATTTTTACCTTCGCACCAGTATTCAATAAAATCTATTTTAATTTCTTTTGGGTAATCTAAATCCATAACTTCTGAAATAAACTTTTCTCTTATAGATATATTATTTTTTATTGTTATTTCTTTATTCTTATTAATAGTTTGCGCTTTTTTAACATCTTGTTTTATATTATTTTTACAACTTGTATTAAAAAAAGTTAACAAGTTGTTTTCTAATATCTTAAAATGTTTTTTTGCAGGGATCCCAATTAATTTTGTTTTAATTATATTAAATAATTCTAAGTTTTTAATTGCTTTTCTTTGTTGATGTGCAGTTAAAGTTGTATCATCTTGTATATTTTTTGCAGTATTAAAAAAATAACCTTCATTTAATTGTTTGTTATCTATAAAGTATTGTTCTTTTGAAATTAAGTCAGCCAATAGGACTACTTCGTGTAATCCTATTTGTTTGGCTAACTCTTTATTGACTACTAAAAATGCAGTACTGCTTAGTAAGTTTTTCATAATAAATTTACTTCTAATGAATGATTGTAATCTGTCAAAGCAAATCTAATATTTTTAAGCATATTAGAAAATTGTCTGTAAGAAGTTTTTAATGAACAACCAACTTTTCCTGACTTTACAAGTATTTCTACTTGTTGTGGTCTATCTTCTTCTGTAAAATCTAACAAATGCCTTTTCAAAGTTTTACTATCATCAAATGTAGTTTTTGCACCATTTATCTCATTGTAAGCAGTATAAACCTTATTAAACATTTCTCTATATTCTCTCCAAGATGCGTAGTTAGATCCGTGCTTATGTTCGTAATGATATATTAAACTTCTATCCCTATTAAGCACGTCTGCAATAACTCTTTGATGTATAAAAGAAAGCCTACCAATATTTGCTGCTACTAATCTTGGTATCTGTAATTCAAGTTTTCTTGACTTAAAAGCCAAAGAACCTTTGCGAATACCTACTAACTGAGTAGTAAGGTCGCAAATATCTTCAAATTTTTCTTTGTCTGTTATATTAGAAAGGTAAGTCATTATCTTGTTTTTTAGGTTCGTTATTAGTTTCTTTTCCATTTACCCAATCAACAAATACTTGTGCTATTTCGCAAACCTTTTCAGGTGAAGGACTATGGTCTTTGCTATAATCAACTGCGGCTTTTAAGCAACTTTGTTTAATTATTGATTGTTGTACATTGTCATCCTTTTTGTAACTTATTTGTCCATTACTTTGTGGTGGTGCGTAATAAGGCTTTACTTTTGGAAATTTGCCATCAATAAATTCATAGTTGGCTTCTTCACCTGCTACAAATTTAGTTTGATTTTCCATTTTGCTACTGTACTCACCGCAATCACCATTTTCAAATTCTACTTCAAATTTGTACATCATTCCGTAGTTACCTTCCCAAGTACCATTACCTGTTACTCTTTTTACTTTGCTTGTTTTCATAATTAAAATATTTAAGTTGCCTACTCTATTTAAGGTTTTCGGCTTCGCCTATGTCTTTTATGTATTTAACTGCTTGTTCTATTTCTACTTTTTATCTAACCATTCTTTCAATTCAGTAGTGTTAAATACTATTGTAATGTCTTTTGTAGAACAATCGCAACATTCTTTGTAATCTTTGCAGTCGTCACAAACTTCGCAAGAATAACAAAGCATATCGCCTTCATACATTTCAAGTTCTTCGCCACATTCTTTACAACATTCTTGTTCTGTTGTGTTTTCTCGTGGGTCGTTATACCCTCTGTAAGTTGCATTTATCCAATTTGCGTAATTCATTTTTATAATTGTTTTTGTGTTCTTACTAAGTCAATCATTAACTCTCTTACTTCTTTTGCAGATTGATAGTGTCCGTCTGCTTCATTTGCCCATAACTGTTGTGAATTGTTAAGGTTATCTTTTGCATAGTCATTATACTTAACTGATAAGTTTTCGTGATATGTTGCTAATGTATTAAGTTTAGTGATTACCATATCTGCATTAAAAGTATCAATACCTTTGTAACTTGCTCGTAAATCAACATTGTTTGAAATTGCTTTACTTTCGTTGCCTAATTTTTCTACTTCGGCTTGTAGGTTCTCAATTGTTTTCATAATTGTTTTTGTTTTAGTTAATAATTCAAGGCAAATATACAACCTTTGTTTAATTTCTAACAAATAATTAAACAAAGTTATTAACATTTTATTTGTTAATAATAATATAACATATAAGCAGTTGTAAGTGTCTTTAAGGGTATTACACCTAAAATAAAAGAAAGTTCGTTAGAAGTCCTTATATTGCTAAAAGAAGCACTATTATTATAAGAATAAAGTAAAATATAGTAAGTTTAGTAGCGTCTGATAGTTTCATAATCTCATTAATAAATTAATAGGTACTTTGCCATTTAATACAACACCACAAGCAATAGCAGGTTTTTTACCTCGTTTTGCGTAAGCCATTGCATAACTATCGTGGTCTATACCACAACCGACTTGCATACCAAATATGCGGAAGTTCTGTCCTACATAGTGTTCAATGTAGCATTGTGTATGTAAGTGTCCCTGTACGGTGTTCATCATATCAGCACGACACTTAGTTCTTGCAGTTCCTGCTTCTCCGTGAATGTATTGTACTCTGTCTATTTCTAATCTATCTACAAATTCCCAATTAGGTACTTCTAATACTTCTTTGTAGGACTTAATCCATTTAGAAGGTATTAAGGAAGTTTGTGCTTTTCGCATAATCATTCTGTCGTGATTACCTAAAATAACAGTAGCGTCAGGAAATGCTTTATACCATCTTGCTATTCTTTTAATAGCATATTCAAGTTCTTGCTTTCCTGTATATTCTGCTTCAATATCAATTTCATGGAAAGAACTAAAATGGTTGTCGACAATATCACCAATGAAAACAACATCAGTACAACCCCAATATACATATTGTTGTTTGCACCAATCTAAGTATTCATCTAAACAAAAAGGTTCGTGAAGGTCGCCAATAACCAAGACATTTCGCTTAGCCATTCGCATACCTTCAATAACCTTTATTTCGTTAGGTTTTAACCTGTATCTATTATTTCTTCGCTTTTCCAAAATCCTGCATACCTGTACCTAATATGAGTGCTACAATAGAATATAATATGTTTTGTGTTTGAGTAGCATCTAAACCTAAATTTTCTGAAAGAATTGTTGTAAGGCAACCTGCAACTGCATACCACCACTTCTTTGAAGTAAGCATCTTTGAAATTAAAAATTGTTTTAACATAATATTTATTTTTGGTTAATAAGCAAATTTATTGATTAGTATAGCCAAATAACGCTTTTATCCTTTGAGTTATCAACATCACAATGTATAAATGTTTTGGCTATTCCTATACGATTAATTCCTACTTGTATAAGTGCGTTAAGTATTAAATACCTTTCCCTGCTTCCGTTGTAACTTATATCGGCTGCTAATCCTTTTAAGTGGCTTGAACCAACCCTACCACCTATTTTAAGATTATGTTCTTGACATCTATAACCAGAATTAATTTTAAAAGGTGTTTGTGCTATATGTCGTGCTTCGTCAAGTTTATGTAGAAAATCTATATCCATTTTCTTACCTGAACCTAACTCACAAGGACATTCAAATTCTGATAGATTAAAGTATCTTAAACTATCTACCTTGTCCGACATATTGTTTTTTGAATTTTGTTTGACTTTTAGAAGCGTTTTTAGAATGTACGCCTTTACGCTTTTTATATTTCTTTTTACGATATGCAGAAACTTTAACCCTTGCCATTTCTTTTTATGTGGTGATACCATTTATTTAATGTATATCCTATCGTTATTAATAACAATATGATTTTTAAAAATAATTCTAAATTAGTAAATGTTGTTACGCTTAGTATTGTTGCGTTTACACCTACTACTTCTGCTATTTCCGTTGCTGCTTTTTTTATCGGCATTTTTCAAATATTTTTTTAATGCTACTTCGTTCTTTTCTTTTACCTTATAGTACTTTCTCATATATGTAAATCAGGTGTTAAGAAATCATCTAATGTTATACCTCTTTGTCTTTGTCTATCTACTTCTACATTAATTCCTGAATAATAAGCATCACTATCAGGTGTAATATCCGAACCACTTGAAGTTGAGTATTCAGGATAACTTAAAGTGTTGTTTTTTATGTAGTCAATTAAGCGTTGTGTATAGAACTCGGCAGTATTCCTTATTTCTTCTCTAAGGTGTTGTGCTTCTTCTGTGCTTAAAGCCGTACCTGTTTCGCTTGTCTTACTATATATATTTCCGTTTGATACTTTGAACCTTAGAAAAGGCAGACATTCGTAAAAAGCAAAATGTACAAGTGCGTCCTGTATGTAGTCATCTACGAGTGTTTGATAAGCACCTGTCAAACTTCCTGCGGTTATTTTAGTTTGTAATGCTTCAAATAAGTCCGTTCCTAACTTCGTTTCAATATACTTCTTTTGTGCAACCTTTATGTAAGGAAGCATAAATTCCATATCTACATTGCCACCGATTGCGGTGCTATCTTTTAATTTATTTTCTGATATAAAAAGTACATACGCCATAATTCCTATTTTACAAATCCGTTATTCGCCATTCTTTTTGGTGGTTTTGATACTCTTGCGTCATTTGCCTTTGGGTAAAAACCTTTGTTTCTTGCTTTTGTTATACCTACTATTGCAGTAGCGTCTTTTAATTTTGTTCCTTTTGCTACACCTAATTCGTAAAAGTATATTTTTCTAAGCCAATAGTGATGGCAATTACCACCGCCTTTGAAATAGAATATATTGTAAGTGTCTGCACCACCCTTACCCCAACCTTTATTTACTGCAATATTGCTCATTCTTAATATATCTTCTTTACGATATACTTTTTTTGCTGACATCATTTTACTGCAAAATTCTCTTTGCTTACCTGACTTTCTTGTAAGAAATTCATCTTCTACATATTCGTATCTTACTTTGTATAGGTTGTATTCTCTATCTATTCCGTCTTGTTCTGATTTTGCGTCAGGGTACGCCCTACCTGTTGAAGCAAATTCTATTTTATGTTTTTCGTTTAGTTCATTTTCAAAGTCAAAATCTTCTGGCTCAAATTCTACTACTTCTTCGTCAATTAAGTCATAACCCTCAGGTTCATCTTCACCAAATTCTTGTATAAATTTATCAAGTTCTGTTTTTTCTTCTTTTAAGTTTTTTATTTCTTCGTGTGTTTCACAAGGCATATAAAAAGTTTTGCCGTCTTGTGTATGCTCGTGATGACCTTTACAACCTATTCTTTCTGCTTCGGCTTCTGCTTCTTCTATTGTGTCGTATAAAGGCATTTCAACTCCATCAGTAATCATACTACCTACCTTTGCGAATTCTTCGTTTGCAGTTTCTTCGTCTGTTAAAGGTTCTAATCCTAATTCACCTCTTAATTCGTCTTGTGTCATTACATCTTTAAGAGTTTCGTTATCAAACTTAGTTGTAACAGGTGTGAATTGAATTATAGATACAGGAAGGTTCATATTGTTTACATCAAATATCTTAGTCAATACTTTTAAGATATGTGTTTGAAACGGCTTTACAACACTATTTAGATATACTTCAAATGCTTGATTAAGTTCGTCAGCATTGTTACCTATTCCTGTGTCGTTTTTAATACCCATAAGCATAGGACTTGTTACTCGGTGTCCTGTAAGTATGTTTTGTACTAAAAGTTCTTGTAAGGCAAGATACTGCTTGTCTGCGTTTGATACGCTTATAGGTGTTATAGTAGGTTCTCTATCTTTACTATCTGAAAAAGTAAGCACCATTTTCCCTGCTTGTGACGGACCTGAAAATTTATCTGCTATTTGTCTTTCTACTTGTACTCGTTCTTCTCTTGTTGGCACTCCAT